TTGAACCAATTATGGTGGTTCGCAACTACCCTTCACTGAAGGATATGTTGCTGCTGTTGTATACGTAATCATTTGACTTTTATCGAATTGTTGGAAATTTAACTAAGTATTGCTTTTATCGAAAGAAGTAACAAATACACTTTTGAAGGAGAAGGTATCTTAATGGCTGGAGACGGCGCAGGTGCAGGTCGAGTATTTCACCATGCCTATGGTAAATACGCAGTGCATCAACGAGTTTATCGATTGGCTAACTTTGAAAATGTAAATACTGATTATTTGTATTACTATCTAAGTTCAACATTTAGTCGCGAGATGGACAGAGGTAGTGCGCAATCAACAGTCCCATCCGTTAGACTCCCCATGTTAAAAGACTTTATGATTACCTTGCCTCCGCTCAATGAGCAGCAAGAGATAGCTAAGTATCTTGACTCAAAATGTGCTGATATTGATGCGCTGATTGCGCTACGTCAGGAGAAGATTGATACTCTTAAGGAATACAAGAAGAGCCTCATCTTTGAGTACGTGACCGGCAAGAAACAAGTTGTTTGAAACATCGTGATACCTTAAAATAAATAGCAAGAAAATATGGATAGAGACGAAACTTTAGAAAAGAAGTTCGAATCCGACATCGAACAATGGTTGCTTACCGAAGGTGGTTATGTAAAGGGCGACCAAAAGACCTATGACAAGGAGCAAGCAATTGACCTTGACACCTTGGTTAGTTTTATAACCCAAACTCAACCGAAAGCTTGGGAACGTTTCGTGCGCAAATATGGCGACCGAGCCAAAGATCAACTCTTCAAGACATTTCAAGATGATGTCGTTCGCTACGGCTTGATTTATGTGCTTCGCAATGGCATTGATGATTTTGGCATCAAGCTGAAACTCTGCTATTTTGCTCCGGCAAGCGAACTTAATGAGGAACTGGTGAAGAATTACCAGCAGAATATACTCACGTGTACGCGTCAATTTGCTTATTCAACTCGCAATCACAACACCATCGACATGGTGCTGTCGCTCAACGGCATCCCGGTTGTTGCGCTGGAGTTGAAGAACCAACTCACCAATCAGTGCTTACAGGATTCGTTAGACCAATGGCGCAACAATCGCAATCCTAAAGAGGAACTATTCCATTTCAATAATCGTATTCTTGCTTATTTCGGTGTAGACCTTTACGAGGCTGCGGTATCAACCGAACTCAAAGGTGAAAAGACATATTTCATTCCTTTTAATCAGGGTAGCAATGGAGCCGGCAAAGTCGGAGGCGCCGGCAATCCGCAAGCTCCTGAAGGAGAATATGTGACCGGCTATTTATGGAAAAAGGTATTGCGCCGTGATATGTTGTTGGCTATCCTTCAACGCTTTGTAATGGTGCAAGAGGAAAACGAGATTAAGATTATCGTTGATAAGCACGGCAGGGAGAAAGAGGTAACCGAAGAATCAAGAAAACTGATTTTTCCACGTTTCCATCAACTCGATGTTGTGGAGAAACTTGTGGCTGACACAACGGAACGTGGTAGCGGTCACAACTACCTCATCCAACATTCGGCAGGTTCCGGCAAATCTAACTCTATCGCTTGGCTGACATATCGCTTGGCATCACTGCACAATCGTGAATCAGTCAACGTGTTCGACGGTGTATTTGTCGTAACAGACCGTCGCGTACTTAATCGTCAGCTTCAGAATACAATCTTAGGCTTCGAGCATATTGAAGGAACTGTAGAAACTATTACCGATAAAGATAACAGCGAGAAGCTCAAAAAGGTGATAGATGATGGCGTGGCACGAATAATCATCACCACATTGCATCGTTTCCCTATCATTTGGAACAAGCTCCAGAGCCGTAAGGGTAAACGATACGCAATCATCGTTGACGAGGCGCACAGCAGCCAAAGCGGTAAGAGTGCCGAGAAGCTAAAAGCTGCCCTTGCAGACACGGAGGAAGCTCTGAAAGAGATGGCTGAAATCGAAGAAAAGACCGAAGAAGAATTGGAGCAAGAGATGGATGCGATGATGCTCGACTTGCTTTCGCAAGGTCAGCATAACAATCTGTCGTTCTATGCTTTCACAGCTACACCAAAGCCTAAAACGCTTCAAACGTTTGGCGTATTGGTGGAGAAAGGAAAGACTCCCGAAGATGACAAATATGCCGCATTCCACAACTATTCAATGCTTCAAGCCATTGAAGAAGGGTTTATCAAGGATGTCTTGAAGAACTACACGACATTTGAGACCTCTTACGAGATAGCCAAACGTGTTGAGGACAATCCTGAATATGAAGAGACTCCGGCAACAAGAGCCTTGAAGATATTCCACGATGACCACACCGACACCATCAATAAGAAAACACGAATTATCGTTGAGAAATTCCGTGAGGTGACACTTACACATATGGGTGGCAAAGCGAAGGCTATGGTCGTGACAAGCAGCCGTGCCCATGCTTTACGCTATTACTTCGCAATCAAGCAATATTGCGCTGCTAATGGTATTGACACAGTCCATCCGATGGTGGCATTCTCCGGAAAGGTTAAGTATGGCGACAAGGAGTACACCGAGACAATGCTTAACTCAACAGAGGAGCGCAAGATTAGCGAAGATCGTCTGCCGTTGTATTTTGCAAGCGAACTCTACAATATGCTTATCGTAGCAGATAAGTATCAGACCGGTTTCGATGAGCCTCAGTTGCACACCATGTTCGTGGATAAACGACTCAAAACGGTCAAAGCTGTTCAGACGCTAAGTCGTTTAAATCGTTGGCATAAAGATAAAAAGGATACCTTCGTGTTCGACTTCGTGAACGATACCGAAGATATTAAGAAGTCGTTTGAACCATTCTACAAGAGCACCGAATTGATTAATCCGGTGGATGTGAACTACGTCTATACCTTCCGCAAGGATATTGAGCAGTATCATCTCTGGACAATTGCGGAGGAAGAGGCATTCTACAAAATCATCGGAGCAATCAAAGCAAAGAAAGGGGAAAGCCGTTTGGCTGCATTAAGTAATGCGCTAAAACCGGTTGTTGACCGATTCCAAGAGCTCGACGAGGAGAAGCGCTTTGAAGCCCGCAGCAAGATTAAAAACTTTGTGCGCTTCTACGCTTATATGGCCCAAATAGCCCGAACATTCGACAAGGCTCTCTATAAGGCATACGTGTTTGCGGACTACCTTTATCGTGTGCTCCCGAAAACTCCGCATGAGAAGGTTGACTTGAACAAGAAAGTTCTGTTGCTTAACTCTCGTATTGACCAAGGTGAGACCGTAAGCATCACACTCGGCGATAGTGACCCTATCAAGGGTGAGAATCCTAAAGGCGGTATTAAGCCCACCGACAAACGTGATTTGCTCAGCAACATCATTGATAAAGTGAACCTGATGTTCCAAGGCAACTTTACGCCCGAAGACCGCGTGATGGTGGAGGGTATTTTCGACCGATTGAAAAAGACTGCCGATTCACGCATTCGTCGTCAGGCGAACAATAACGATGAGAATCAGTTTGTTGACAGTATATTCCCTCAGATATTCAACGAGGCGGCACAAGACTGCTACACAAACCAAACCGATGCTTATCGTAAGCTGTTCAAGAACCAAGACTTCTACAATCAGATTATGCAACAGATGGGACGAGCAATGTATGAACATTACCGTGCTCAGCAAGAGCAAGCCTATACCATAGCTAATTTGAGAACAAAGATGCTTGCTAAGATTAAACCGGAATTCTCTGTCATAACCAATTCAGCTCGTACCGTCGAAGAAGCATTTGACTGGACAATGAAGATTATCCACGACAAATCAAATGAGAAGTATGCAGGTTTGGAAGATATTGTGCTAAGTTCATTATATAAGCTGTATTGCAGCACTCAGCCGTTGTCGCTCAGCGATAAGCGCACGTTCTTACGTAATATCGTTACAAGCTACGAATCTTATTTGAAGAAACTGTATCTGATGATTGAACATAAAGAGGTGACTGACAAGAACGGTAGCGCAGAATATGCGGCTCTTAGCAATGCAATTTACTGCCTGAAAGCTCTCAATCAGCTCAAGTATAACCATGACGAGGAAAGCGATAAGTTCTCAGACTATCTTGACATTCTGGTTAGCTTGCGCAATGCTGAAAACCATTCAGGAATCGCCATTCAGGAAAATGAAGTTGACCTTGGTATACACATCGTATCGACAATGTACCTGTATGTCACCTATCGTTATATAACTGAACTTGAGATGAATTAGACTACGAATGTTTCCTTTTACCTGTATTTCATTACCTAACAGAAAACATTCGTAGGATTATAAGTATAAACATTCAATATTTTACAAATGCTTAAATACCAAGAGATGTTTAAGGAGTGGCTTTCGAATATTATGGATGCTCAAGCAAAAGAAATTGAGCATCCAATCTTTGTACTATCTGGCATAACCGATTATGTCAATTTTAGATACTTCGAGGAGCATTTAGCGGATCCTTCAACATTTGATGAAGATGGTAATGATATGTATTTTGACCGTCAGTGGTTCGCAAGCATATTCTCAGAGCTTAACATGTCTCAGGATTATTCTATCATATCGCATCAACAATATTCGTACCTAATAGAATACCTCTCTCCTGATTTTTTTAAAGATAGGATTATTGTAGTATATGATAATCTTCGAACATTATATCCGATATATTCATCTGATTATGTTGAAATTCAAAGTGAGGATGGATTAGATGTAAGACCAGAGTCATTGCCTATCTATCAGGCTGAGCAATTCAAAATTGGGGATTATTATTATTATTCCCTAAAAAGAATAGAACAAGCCTCAATTATCATACCATTTTTCCAGCAGTCAAAATCTCTGGAAAACTCCGACTTTGAATATGAAGAGAGTGAGGTCATTGACATCGCCACAAATCCATACGCTATTGACACTCTTTTAAATCAGTGTATACGCACAGGAAAGTATAATCGAAAAGTTGTTGTCAAACTTTCCTCTAAGCTACCGCTTAACAAACAGCAAAATGAGAACTTACAAAGAACTAACTTCGTCCTATCTTTATTCGGTGGCGGCATTTATCTGCAGCAAGAGAATGTTCTTCAAAATAATTATGTGGCGTCAAAAGATGCACTCCAACTTTTACACAAATATTGGGGTAGAAATGCTTCATTCAGAGATATACAAATATATGAAAATCCAGATGCTGGCAATAAGACAAAACCAGTTTCACAGGGTTTGATTGTTGATACAATTATAAATGAGTATAAAGCTGGTAAGGAGGGAGAAAATCCTCGTGATATTTTCATAACTGCTCCTACCGGGGCGGGAAAATCGCTAATCTTTCAATTACCTGCTTTTTATGCTGCTGCGAGAGGTGATGTAACAATAGTTGTGTCTCCTTTAAAAGCATTAATGACAGATCAAGTAATGAATCTTCGCTCTGAAAGGAAATATAATAGTGTTGAGTTTATTAATAGTGATCTCAACTTTGTTGATAGAGAGCGAATCTTAGAAAGATGTAAGGATGGTGATGTTGATATTTTATATTTATCACCAGAGCTATTACTCTCATACGATATTCGATATTTCCTGGGAGAACGTAATTTGGGATTGCTCATTATTGACGAGGCACATTTAATTACTACTTGGGGACGAGATTTTCGCGTAGATTACTGGTTCTTAGGAAACCATATAAATAAGATAAAAAAGTACGGCAACTATACTTTCCCATTAGTTGCAGTGACAGCAACCGCTGTTTATGGAGGAACTAATGATATGGTTTTTGATAGTATTAGTAGTCTATACATGCATGATCCTCACAAATTTATAGGGGAGGTACGGCGTAAGAATATAGAATTTGTAATAAACACTCATGATGACTATTCCTCTGGTAAATTTGACAAAAACAAAGAGACAGAAACACTTAATTTTATAAAAGGTGTTTCTGAACTTGGATGTAAAACACATCTTAGTCCTTTCAAACAGCCGATTTTTCATAGGAAACAAAATGAAAGATAACATATTAAATATCAATTCATTAAAGCGTAACTGGAATTTTCAAATTTTTGCCAGACCATCTCCTAAAAACATTTAATAGCCCCAATTCTGTTTCTATTTTGTTTCTCGAAAAATCTAATTTTGCAGATGATTTCAAAACGTATTTGGGGCGTCAGAAACGATAAGACAGCAACAGAAATGAAAAATTGACGATGACTGTCCGAGGTGATAACAGCTCCCATTTCACGAGTAGATTACAAACAAAAAAAAGATATACACTATGGCAAGACCAAAGAAACAAGTCAAGTTGAAGGAGCCGATTAAGATTCGGTTCAAACAGTTGGGAGATGGCAACAAGAGCATCTATCTTGACATCTACCACAAGGGCGTGAGAAAGTATGAATACCTCAAACTTTATATCATCCCTGAGGTCAATCCCATTTGCAAGACACAGAATGCCGAGACGATGGCACTCGCAGAGCGCATCAAGGCGGAGCGCATCAAAGCTCTCCACACTCACGGCGTTCAGGACTGGGAAACCGTCAAGCAGGGTTCAATGCTGCTTACCAGTTGGATTAAGAAGTATTGTGAAGGTGGTGTCGGCATCAAGAAGTCTACTCTCCACTGCCGTGTGGAAATGCTCAACACCGTAGAGAAGTATTTGGATGAGTGCGGTAGAGGCTTCATCACCCTGGAAGAGGTGGACGCAGATTTCTGCAGAGGCTACACAAATTTCCTCCGAACTTTCCCGAACTCCCACATCATACATGGCACACCAAGACCGATAAGTCAGAACACTGCGAGCCGTTATCTCGGAATGTTCTCAACTACGCTCAACAATGCTGTGCGTCAAGGTATTATTCGCACCAGCCCCATGAAGGAACTTGATGCGAAGGAGCGTATTCAGCCCAAAGATGGCAGCAAGCAATATCTCACCATCGAGGAGCTGCGCAAACTTATGAACACGGACTGTTATAGACCGGAAGTCAAGCAGGCTTTTGTCTTCGCTTGTTTCACCGGACTGCGCCTCAGTGATATGTATCGTCTTTCGCCCATGCACATCTTCCAGAGTGCGGATGGCAAGAGCGAGTACATTGATATGGAAATGCAAAAGACTGAAAGACCTGTTATCATCCCCCTCTCGGAGGAGGCAAAGAGATGGATGCCTGAGGCTAAAGGCAAGGACATCCCATTCTTTGATATACCGACTACGGGAACCGTGATCGGCAGAGCGCTGCGCAAGTGGGCAGAGGCAGCCGGAGTAGAGAAGCACATGAGCTTTCACGTCAGCCGTCATACCTTCGCTACCATGATGTTAACCCTTGGAGCAGACCTGTTTACGACCAGTAAACTGATGGGCCACACCAACATTAAGACCACGGAGATATATGCGAAGATTGTCGACAAGAAGAAAGAACAGGCAATCAATCTTATTGACGGAATTTTCCAGTAAACAGTTACGGATATGAAGATAACACTCAGACAGAAAGAAATAGAAGGCGGTAATACGAGCTTGTATCTTGACATCTATGATAAGGGCAAGAGAAAGTTCGAGTTCCTCTCGCTGTATCTCTTGCCGGAAGAGGACGAATATACCAAAGCCCGAAACGAAGAGACGCTGAAACGTGCCCACGAGATTCGTGCCGAGCGCATCCTGCATCCTGAAACCATTCCCGAAACAGGACACTTGGCGGTCGTTCGTGACACTCCTAATGATAAGTCCCCGACAGTGTTGGACTGGATTCAGACCTGTATAGACTGGATGGAGGGAAATCCTGAATACTCCGCTTCTATTGTCGCTCAGACCCGATACCTCCAAGAGAGAATGAAGGAGTTTTTGAGCAAGAAGCGCAGAAAGCAGATTACGTTGAAG